ATCCTTAGAGTTCCTAGCGGCTAACAACCTGATAAGTCAGCCGGGTGTTACTGCGGATAACCAGTCAGAAATCTTCAATGCTGTCGAAGCTTACGTAGACCCACGCCAAGTAACACTGGATGAGGTCAAAGAGCAGTTCGCTGCAACTATCCCAGACTTTGACACAACAGGTATCGACCTAGAGTACTACACAGGTCAACGTGACGAAGCACAAGCGTTTGCGGATATTGATAAGTACGTAGACGAGAACTATGTAGACACTGAAGAGGCTCGTGCCGCACTAGAGGCATACGGTTTCACTAACCCAACCGACTCAATGATTAGATCGGTTATGGGACAGCAGGTAGAGGCCGAGCTTGATAACACCATTGCCGACAACGAAGTACAAATATTGTACAGCGCCCTACGTGAAGGTGGTCTAAGTAGTGATCTAGCGGCTAGGTTTAGTGGTCTTGAGGACGCTATCGCTGATAGTACCTCTGCACTGCGTGATGATCTTACGGCGACTATCCAGAAGTACGAGAAAGAAGGTGCTTCACGTGACGAGGCTATCCAGAAGGCTGTAGACGATCTAGCAGCCGATCTAGGTACAACCAAAGATGACATCATGGGTCTCATTGGTTCGCCAGCCACAGATGATACCGAAGCTACGGGCATCTACAACGAGCTAGCTAATATCAAGACGGCTATATCTGATACAGAGCAGCGCGTACTAGATAAGATGCAAGAGTACGAAGACGCTGGCATTGCGCGTGATGAGGCTCTACAGAAAGCCATTGATGATGTTGCTGCTGATCTTGGCACTACTGCTGAAAACTTAGCTAACGATATTGGTGATCTTGCTAACAACCTAGCCGATACCGAGCAAGCTATCCTAGATAGAGTAGCTGAGTACGAACGAGCGGGCATGGATCGTGACGAGGCACTAGCTAAAGCTATAGAAGATGTCGCCTCTGATCTGAACACCTCTACCACAGAGTTGGCTAACCAGATTGGTGTTCGCGCAGTAGAAGACGACCCACGCACTATAGAGGATGAGTCCCAAGCGTCTACAGGTATCTACAAGTACCTAGACGAGCAGAGCGCCGCTATGAGTGACGCGCTGACTGATGCCACTACTGCTCTTGGCGAACAGATCACAGGCGTAGAGACTGACCTATCTGGGCAGATCAGTGCTACCGAAGCGGCCCTACAGCGAGAGATTGATGAAGTAGCAGCCGTACTTGGTAAGCCACCACAACAGGTAACTCAAGCCGAGTTCGATTACGTACGCCAGTGGATTGCAGAGTCTCAAGCTGCAACAGAACAGAATCCGTATGTACTGAATGAATACCAGCAGGGTTACGACCTAGACAATGATGGGCAGATTACAGATGTTGATCTGCAAATCATGGAGATTCTACAGAACAGCCCGCAGGCTATAGCCGAAGTAGCTCCTAATTCCCGCTACGGTCAGCGTAATACGATGGCTGACTACGCTACCCAGCTCGCCGCAGACCAGCAGTACGCACTAGAGGTAGCACAGCAGCAGAATCTAGAACAGCAACAGCAGATGGAACAGAATCTGCAAGAGCAGATGGAGCAGAATCTAGAGACTACGCTGACTAACCAAGAATATCTGACGCAGGGCATTAACCTACAAAACGATTGGAACTGGCTAATGGGTCAGATTATGAACGCACCAGACGCTGGCGGACGTAGAGTAACTGTAAATACGCCAGACCCTGCTAAAATAAACTATATCTACGATTTCAATAGCATTTTTGCGAATCCGCAACAAGCTAGCTTGATGCCTACTCCATACGCAAAAGGTGGTACAGTAGGTGATGACGATGAACTATATAAACTGTTAGGGGCAAACTAATGGCTTGGTACGATAGCTTTGTAGGTGATGTGAAGGACTTCTTTACAGACGATAATGGGGACATTGACTGGACAACCGCCGCCGCTACTGGCGGTTTAGGTGCATTGTTAGCCTCTAACTGGGATAGCATTAGTTCAGGTGTGAAGAACTTCATCGACCCAGAACCAGAGAAAGTAGGCTACCAAGGCAAAATCCCACGGTATAAGATGATACGCGATCAGGTACAACGTGATGACTCTGAGCGCCGCCCCGGCTCTGCTGGTCGTCGTTACCTGTCTCGCCCACGCTTTGCTAATACCGAGAACGCTGGTGAAGTAGAAGCCATGCGGGCAGAATCAGCCGCAGAAGCCCAGCAGCTAGCGGGTATGGCTCGTGGCGGTCTAGCTTCTATACAGCGGTTCGCTAACGGTGGTATGCCACAGGGTATGCCCCCAATGCCTAACATGGCGAAGCAAGCTCCTAATACATTAATGGGTGCCAACCCAGCAGCGCGTCCAGCTAAACCACCTATGGGTGGCGGTATCGCAGGGGTTATGCCTCCTAAGCTGAACAACCCAACGCCACAGCGACCACCACAAGGTATGGGTATGCCGAAACCACCGCAGATGGGTGGTGCTCCGCAGATGCCTATGGGTGCTAAACCACCTATGCCACAGCCAGCACCGCAAGCGACTGGGCGTATGGAACCTGAAGATGTATTGGCCTCACTTGCCGCTACAGGTAAGGTACAACCTATGCCGCAGCCAGCACCTATCGCACCTCAGATGCCTGTAGTATCTAACGGTCAACCGCAGGGTCTTGGAGCTATCCAACGCTTCGCCCAAGGCGGTCAACCTATGCAGGGGCTGTATGGCGCACAAACACCTATGGACCGTCCTAGCCCTATGGCTCCACCACAACAGCAGGGGCAACCACGCTACCTAGGTGGACCTACTGACGGTATGGCTGATCGGATACCTGCAAATATTGACGGGCAACAGCCAGCCGCATTAAGTGATGGTGAGTTTGTAGTTCCAGCGGATGTTGTATCCCATCTTGGTAACGGTAACTCGAACGCAGGTGCTAACCAACTCTATAATATGATGGAGCGTGTACGTAAGGCTCGTACTGGTAACACCAAACAGGGTCGTCAGATCAACCCTAACCAATTTATGCCGCGAGGTTAATCATGGCTACTACTGACGCTATAAGTACAGCAGGCGACACCACTGCCGCAGCAGACCCTACTGTTGGGTTACAAACAGGTACGGAATCATCCCTATCTAACTGGGCTGGCGATTATGTTACGGACATGCTCGGACGTGGTTGGGCGATGGCTGATGAGGGCTACCAGTCCTACACGGGTCCACTAACTGCTGGCGAATCTAACTTACAAAGCCAAGCTTTCCAAGGCTTAGCTAATTTAGCTATGCCGACTATGGATCAGATGACGTTTACTCCGGGGTCGTTCACTGACCAAGGTGTAGCTCAGCAGTACATGAACCCGTACATCGACCAAGCGTTGCAGCCACAGTTAGATGAAGTTCGCCGCCAAGCGCAGCTACAGCAGAATCTCAACAATGCAGAGTTCGCCAAAGCAGGTGCATACGGTGGTTCACGTCAGGCTGTTATGGAAGCTGAGAACCAGCGTAACATGATGCAGCAGATGGCTAACATTATCGGTCAGGGCTACCAGAACGCATACACGCAGGGCGCTAATCAGTTCAACACTGAACAGGGGCTTGGCCTTAACGCCGCTACCCAGACAGGCCAGTTCGGTCTTGCTGGACTCAATGCTCTGTCTAACCTCGGTGCGCAGCAGCGTGATATTGAGCAGCAGGGTTACACTGCCGATTACGAGCAGTTCCAAGAAGAGCGCGACTTCCCATACAAACAGGTGCAGTACATGCAGTCTCTCTTGCAGGGTCTACCACTAGCCGCACAGAACTACAGCTACTCAGAGCCTAGCGGGCTGTCTACACTTCTTGGTACAGCAGGTGGGATAGGCGATATAGCTACACAGCTCTTTGGCAAAGACTGGATGTCAAGCTTGAAAGACTACGCTCTGAACCGCAACGACAACACTGGTTATTACAACGACGATAACGAGTGGGTAGCATACGACATAACGCAGGAATAATGGAGTCTACGATGAACGGTGGAATTGACGATCAGGTTCAACAGCGCGTAGACGCGTACCGCAGTAAGCCTCAAGAGTTACAGAAGAGCTATGCTAAGAACCAGCAGCTTATCGACCTGCTAGCGTTACAGAAGATCAAGTCTGAAAAAGACGCTATGGCGCGTCAGATGCAGATGCAGGCACAGCAGACCCCGCAGACTATCGCACAGCAGCGTGAAGCTGAGATGCTGCAACGCACTAAGGACGAGATGGTCAAGCAGCAGGCTGGTGTTCTACAGCAGAAGCAACAGCAGGCGATGAAAGCTCAGCAGCAGGCGATGCAGCCTCGCCCACAGGCACCGCAAGGTATCGCTGGTGTACCTGCACCGAACATGCAGAAGATGGCTAATGGCGGCATTGTTAAATTCGCAGGGCAAGATGGTTCACTCGTTAAGGGTGCCGACTTGGTTCCAGATTACGGATTAACTAATCCAATTAACGGTTTGCCGTTCAAGTCTAATGGTCGTACCCAGTTCGCTAGCCGCAAAGAACAGCTAGAGCAGATGATTAAGGATGGTCAGATCAGTCCAGAAGATGTAGCTGCTATCACTGGTGGTGAACTAGTTGGTGAGATAGTTAACGATAGACCAACTGTGCGCGAGGCTAAATCTCTACCACGTAGAGCAGGTGAAAACTTACGAGACGATTTAGTAACCGTCCTACCAGATATAGTAAGTCCCGTTAAGCGTACAGCAGGGGCAGTGGGTGATGTCCTACAGGGTGCTGGCGAGTTTGGTGCTGGCTTCCTTGGGTTAGGTGACTCAGATACAGAGTCTACACCGATTGATATGGCTAAGCCTAAAGAGACACCGCTGGCAGGGGCTAAACCTACAGAGGCACCACTTGCAGGTGATAGACAGACACCGCCAGCACCAGATATGGGTATGGATAAGACACTCCTTGGTGGGTCTACTATTAGCGGCGGCGCAGGTGGTCTAGATGGCGTAGAGCGTAAAGAGTACAACATCGAAGACTTTGGCGGTCCATTAGAGACTGACGTAGGTAGGCTACGCCAGCGTTATGCCGATGCTATGGGCGAGCTACCCGACTTGGAAATACCAGAGATCAATCTGCCAGACCCAGAAGCTATGCTGGATAAGTACAGCGATCCTATGTATGACCGTGTTATGCGCCAGCGTGACCGTACACAGGAAGAAAAGGATGCACGTGCGCAGCGTATCGCTGACAAAGAAGCGCTATGGGCTGAGATCAATGACCCAGAAGCCGCTCGTATGGATCGTCTATGGTCTACGTTATCTGGTGCCGCTGGTACGCGTAACCTAGGGTACATGGGCCGTAACATGAACGCTGCAAGTACGGGTGCTAAACGTGGTAATCAGCAGCGGCGATTGCAGGGGCTCGAAGCTATCCAAGCTATGTATGACCAAGATCAGAAATTCCGTGATGAGAACCGTGCAGCGGGAGCCACTGCTGGTTCGTCGTTTGCTACCACGGGTCTCGGTCAAGAAGCACTGGCTGCACGTGAGATGGCTGGTCGTGAGTGGGATAAGTCCAAGTCGCTCTACGGCACGGCTGTAGACCAAGGTAAGACTATCTACGGGGATAGTACTGGTAACGAGAAAACTAACCTACAGCAAGGTATTGATCTAGCTAAGTTAGAGTCGCAGGACTATACCAATCAACTAAACGCTCGACGCCTAATGATGCAGCAGGAAGAGAACAAGCTGTATCAATACCAAGCTAAGCTCACTAAGGCACTTGAAGTGATGGATGCCATAGAGCAGCAAGTCTTGGGTATGACGCACCCAGCGGTACAAGCAGAGCTTAAAGCTAGCGCGAAAGGCATCCCACTTGATGATCCGATATGGGAAGAAATTAGACGTGCAAAAGAAGCTGCACTGGCTGGCAACAGGCAGTACGCTATGCTTAACGAACAAGTTAAGCAGCTACGTATGTTGACGGGTCAGGATATGACGCTAGCAGAAAAAGCAGAACAGGCTGGTGAACCACAGCTACAGAATTAAGGACATAGTATGGCATCGTATAGCGTAGTTGCGTCTGACGGTAATCGTTACACCATAGAAGCGCCAGAAGGCTTATCGCAGCGTGAAGTCAGAGAGATAGTAGACTTCAAGTTAGGTAAACGTGGTAAGTCGGCTAGTGTAGATACGGACTATATCGAGAACTACGATGCCGACTATAACGTCCTTGATGAATTCGAGGAGTTCTTTAAGGGTATCCCACGTGGCGCTGTCAACATGGGGGAACTTGCCGCTAAAGGTATAGCGGAAGGATTCGATGCAGATCAGGAGACGTTAGACGCAATATCCAGCGTTGCCGAGTCTGCACGCAGCCCGTTCGCACAAGATACTGGTGCAGGTGGTGATACGTACGTAGGTGGTACGATTGGTGACGCTCTAGGCGGCACCTTACCTATGGGTATCATGGCGGCTATGGGTCCACTCGGTTGGGGCGCTGCTGGTGCTACCGCCTTAGCCGCTGGTGCTGGTGAAGCCACAACACGCGCACGTGAAGCTGGTGCTACAGAAGAAGAGATCGACCAGACGTTCCTACCGGGCCTGATGACAGGTGGCTTGGACTTACTACCTATCAGCAGAATCCTTGGTCGTGCTGGATCAGATATAGTAGAGAAGGCTTGGAAGCGTTACGGCAAAGCGTTCCTAGAAGAAGGCTCCACTGAGGGTATATCTGCCACTATCCAGAACCTAATCGAGCAGCAGGTTTACAACCCAGAAGCTGATCTGGTTAACATGGACGTTATCAAGGAAGCTGGTGTAGGCGGTACTGTCGGTCTTATCCTACAGGGTCTAGCCGATGCGGCGCTCAAAGGCAGACGCGCACCGAAAACACCAGAAGCACCTGCTGAGCCTGAGACGTTAAACCTACCAGCGCCAGATAGCCCCACGCCGCTTAATCCTGACGACCCTCTGTACATGGGTGAAGAAGGGCAAGACTTAACAGATCAAGTCATTGCCGATATGGAAGCTGAGCGAGCTGCCACTGCGGAAGAGAAGCGCAAGATCGCGCAAGAGGAAGCACTTAGAACCAAGTACAAGGACACCCCACTAACCGATATAGAGGATAAGTGGGAACGCCAGCGTGAAGCTAACCGCCGCATGGTAGAAGAGCGCGAGCTAGCACAGCCTACACCTTCCTCCCCTCTTGATCCTGCACGTACATCAGCGCAACGTGCGCTACCAGACCAACGTGGTATCGCTGGACTACTAACACCACCCGATGCTGGTGTTAACGCTGGTATGGCTCGTGCTGAGCAGTTACAAAAACAGGACGCTGCAAACAGAGCCGCTGTCCAAGACACTGCCCTTAACCTAAACAGACGGAACCAAGCTGACGTAGAGCGGGCTACAGATACCCGTGACCGTATGCTTAACCGTGGGCGTACCCAGCAGGACTTGTTCCCTATGGGGGCTGGTCCAGAAGGTTTGCCGCCACTAGCTACTGTGCCACCACTTAACAAACCACGCCCAGCAGACCCACGCCAGCGTGACATGGTTGCAGAAGATGAAGCTGCACAAGTCGAAGAGATGTACGCCGCTGACGAAGCTAAGAAAGCTAGGGATGTAGAGCGCGAACAGGTAGCGGAGCAAGCGCGCACTGATGTAGCTACTAGAATGAAAGATAACGAAGTTGCTCAACAGGAAGAGCAACGTTCGGCTCAAGCTCGTAAGGCAGTTATAGACGAAGCTATAGCAAAAGTAGACTCACCAGACATGAACCGTATGCAGCGAGCAGCTTCTGCGGAACTTCGTCGCCGTGGTTACACAGGTGGCGCACTAACAGACGCGGAACGTGCAGCTATCGCTCAAGAGTCATACAAGCGGAGCGAGGCCCAGCCTACCGTCGATACTGGTGCAGATAATGCAGGCATGGAAGCTATGATACCCGAAAAGGGTGCTAACCAAGTTGGGGGGATGCCAAATGTCGAAGCGCTTAGAACAGATCAGCCGAGTGGAGTTGGAGGAAGCCCTGCTCCTAGCCAGCCAGTTCCTGTGGTCGGAGGAGCCGGAAGCGACACTGGTAGTACCACCGCTCCTGTCATGGATGGTAGAGGAGGACTGGGAGCTAGTGATCGACCTGCTAGTGGACTTAGAGGCAGAGATGCAGGGACAACCGATACATTAGAGGTTCCTAAAGATGGCGATCAGCAACAGCAACCAAGCAAAGCAGGTAGCAAACCCGCCAAGCAAAAAGCGCCCGCGCAAAACAAAAAAGGTAGTAGACGTACCAAGCCCGCTGCCAAGCAAGAAACGCCCAAGCAAGAAACGCCCAAGCGTAAAACGCGCCCAGCAAGCAAAGAAACAGTAGCTAAAAACGAAGCGGAAGCGAAAGAGAAGACGAAGCAAGACAAGCAGCCGCGTAAGCAGTACAAAGAGTCTGGGCAGTTCCTTACCCAAGAAGAGGCTGACCGCATAGAGCGCGGTGGTGTTAAGGATGAGTACTACGATCTTGTGCTTAGTGATCGTCAGTATGAGTCTAACTTTGATCCGTCTGTTAAATACGTTAACCAGTACCCACGTAATACAGTACCCGATGTAGACCACATCCCTATCTTCAATATCGTGCAGGGATCACCAGCACAGAAGTCAGATGCGGCATACGCTAAGCGATACTTCGCCACTAAAGGTCGCTCTATTGATGCGATGGTTAACATTGCTTATGACAACGTATTCGGTCCTACCGATGGGCGACAGGCACCTGCGGCTAAAGCGGCTGAGCGTTGGGTAGTATCTACGCTGTCACCAGAAGGTGTAGCGGTATATGACAAGATCGTGCGCGATGCTAAGAAGGCACGTGATAAACAGGCCGCTGCTAGTAAGCACCGTAACTCTGAACGTATTGAACGTCAGCTAGACGCTAGACGTAAGTTACAACAGCAACGACTTGCAGACGATGTAGGGAAGAGCGCTAAGTACACACGTTCACAGATTGCCGACATCATTGACGATATAGATACCGATGACTACCTAGAGTTCTACAAGCGTTCTACTGGTGCCGATGCGTTCCGACCACTGCACCCAGAGGTACAGCAAGCATTGGCTGCGGGTGATCTCACCCGTGCTATGCGCCTCATGGAGATGCACGCTATAAACCCTCAGTTACGCGGCATTATCTCAGCGTTAAGCAGAGTGCTAGTTCGTATGAACACTAAGGTCGAAGTCGTCCCTGCTGACGGCAAGATCGGCACTAGTGGTACTGCGCTTGGTGTATTCCAGTCTGGTAAAAACACAATCCAGATTCGTAACTCACTGGAAGGTATGACACCACATACCCTACTCCACGAGGTTACTCACGCTGTAACAGTTCATACCATTGAGACTAGCCCGAACATGCCAGCGGTTAAGAAGCTAAACGCTCTATACCAATCGCTGAAAGCCGAAATGGGTGAGGACTGGTACGCGTTCAAGAACCTCAAAGAGTTCGTTGCAGAAGCCTACACTAACCCTGAGTTCCAGCGCCAGCTAGATAACTACGGTGTGAAGGTCGATGGTAAACCGACTAAGTGGCAGCAGTTCCTAGATAGCGTTGTGAAGATCGTACAGAAGCTAACAGGTGTAGACATTAGTGGATACCTAGGTCGTAGCGAGAGTGTACGTGATGCGGCTATCCGAGAAATCGAATCCATCATGCAACCGTGGGAAGGTGGTAAAGACTACGGTGCCTTCTACCTAGAAGATAAGATCGTAGATACTCGTGGTCGTATCGACAACATGACGACTAAGGGTATGGATCGTGCGGTGGTACTCATCGAGCGCCACGGACCTAAGATGCGAAGCATCCTGCGTTCTGTCCTACCACTAAGCTCTCTGTCTAGCATGATCGAACGCAAGTTCGGCGCTAAGAGCACGCTGTCTAAACTCTCACGTGAGTTTGAAGTACTTACTCGTCAGATGAGTGCGGCTATGGGTAAGCGTCAGTCTCAACTAGAGGTTGGCTACAACCAAGTTATCCGCCCGTGGCGTAAGAACGCTACACCTGCGCAGTTACAGGCAATGGATGACATGATTGCCGATGCGACTGTTAACCAGATCGACCCTAGCATGACTATGGCAGAGGCTAAAAAGGCGTACGAAAACCAGCCTATGAAGCTAGCCAAGTACCGTGAGCTGCGCAGTAAGTACGACTCACTAGGTAAATCTGGGCAGGATGCGTACCGCACAATGGCTAACACACTTGATAGCCAGTTCAGTGAAATCCTATCTGTGCTAGAAGGTACTGCTAACTCGGACGGTGTAGAGGAAGCATCACGCCGTGTGTTCAAAGAAGCATTGGACACTATCCGCAAAGCTGGTCGAATCAAGCCCTACTTCCCGCTAACTCGTGAAGGTAACTTTGTGTTGGGTTACACAGACCCACGCAATAACGAGTACTACGAGTATGCTTTCACTACGGAAGCAGAGCGCCGCGCTGCGAGACAGGAAGTAGCTTCGCAGATTCCTAAGATTAAGTTCAACGAGTACATTCGCACAGGCGTTAAGGACTTCGCTAACGCGCCGCCTACCTCGTTCATGTACCAGCTAGGTAAGGTGCTAGATTCAAACGAAGTACAGCCAGAAGTTGTAGACCAGATCATGCGTCTATACATGGACTCACTACCAGAACGTTCTATCCTGAAAGGCTTCCAAGAGCGTAAGGGTGTACTCGGTTTTGAACGTGACGCCACTGCGGTGTTCCGTAAGAAGACACTGAACCTTGCTAACCAGCTTACTCAAATGGAGTACGGTGCGAAGCTCAGCAAGTGGGAAGGTAAGATCAACGAAGCCATGATGGATCGCACAGGTGAGCTGCACAACAACGCCTCTGCGATAGAGTGGGCTAACGAACTAAAATCTCATGTAGGTTTCGCTAAGAATCCTCGTGTACATGGTGCGGCTAAGCTCTTAACAGGTATGGGCTTTGCTATGACGCTGGGCCTTAACATATCGTCAGCATTGGTCAACTTGGCACAGATTCCTACGGTTATGTTGCCGTACTTCGGTGGTCGATACGGCTTCAAAGAATCTACCAAAGCGTTCAGCAATGCTATGAATGTGTTACGCCATAGTGGCAACAAGCGTAAGATCATGGGTGTTGGTCCTAACGGGGCTAAAGAGTACACAGTAAATGCCAGCTTCGGTCTGGATAACTACGACTTTAGCGATCCTAATACCCCTGCTGAAATAAAACGCTACGAAACACTAACACGCATTGCAGATGAGCAAGGTCAGCTTAACCGATCTATTGCTTATGACGTGCTAGATGTAGACGGTCTGGACAGCAAATGGTCACGCTTTAACGCGGTGTCGGGCTTCATGTTCCACCACGCCGAGCGCCTAAACCGTCAGGCTGGCCTCATGGCTGCATACGATCTGCATTTGCAGAAGTTGAAGAAAGATGCCGCTACTAAGAATCTGCCAGAAGCTGAGCTTGAAGCACTGGCGGCACAGGAAGCCATCAACCTAGTAGCTATCACTAACGGTGACGCTCATGCGGCTGGTGCTCCACGTATCGCACAGAACAACGTGGGTCGCGTAGCCTTCCTATTCAAACGCTATGGCGTAACCATGTATTACCTCCTAGGTAAGACTATGAAGGACATGGTAGTAGGTAAGGATGCGGAAGCTAAGAGGGAAGCACGTAAGCAGTTTACTGGTATGATCGGCGGTTCCATGCTGATCGCTGGTGCGCAGGGTGTACCACTCTACGGTGCCGCTGCTATGTTGCATGACCTGATGAAGGAAGATGATGAGGAAGACTTCGACACCGTAACACGTCAGCTCATAGGTGACGAAATGTTTACAGGTGCGTTGAACACCTTAACAGGTTGGGAGTTCTCAAGCCGAGTTGGCCTATCTGACCTGATCTTCCGTGACCCATTCATGGCACATGAGAAAACAGCTATGCAGATAGCGGTAGAGTTCATAGGTGGCCCTGTGTTCGGTATTGCTAACTCATGGAACCGTGGTGCTACACAGATTGCAGAGGGTGATTTTATGAAAGGCGCTCAGTCTTTCGCACCCGCCTCGCTGCGCAGTGTGCTCAAAACGTTTGAGGGTGTATCGGCAGATGGTAAGTTCACTGCCCGTGGCGATAAGGTGATGGACTACTCAGCAGGTGAGCTAGTTGGTCAGATGCTAGGCTTCACACCATCCGAGTACGCGTTGAAAATGAAAGAGAACTCGCTTATCTCTGCCCTTGGTCGTGATGCAGGTGAAGCTAAACGTAAGATCAGCCAGCGTCTGTATACTGCGCTACGCCTAGGCAACAGTGATGATGTCGCTAAGCTGATACGTCAGATAATAGAGTACAACCAGCGTTGGCCTGAGTTTGCTATTACTAATGAAAGCTTACGTGACGCAATGAACGCACATGAGCGTACCACTGGCGAGATGTATCAGGGTGTTCGTATAGACCCACGACTACAACCTCGCATACAGCGGATACTATCGGATATAGAGAATTAAGCTACTCGCCAAGCTCGAATGCCGAAATACTTCTCAATACGTATTCGGCATTCGATCTTCATATCTCGCTGTCTAGCTATAGCCTTAAGCTGCTTCATGGCTTTATCCGTATCTATGCAAGGTACGAACACCGAGCTATCGACTTCCCACTCGTCCCACGGAATGTCGATAGCTACACCATCAGGGTCAATCTGTCCTATCTTCAGAATCATCTACATCAAACCCTTCTAGTTTGGTTACATCAATGCGTATGGCTGTTACGTTACTCATATCATATGGAGTGCCAGCCGACATACGTATACGTTTAACGATCAATCTGCCGAACTCTTCTTCGGCTTTAGCCATGAACGAGCCATACACTAGCCCGTTGGATACACACCAATTCTTGAAGTCTTTCTGATACAACCATAGGTGCTTGGTATCAGGCTCGTAACGTGCCGCTATACCCCCTTGCGGTATGCTAGATATAGCTACTGGTGAAATATCCATCTGCGTATCTGGGTTGTTACGGTTGATAACTAAGCGGCGTGGACCAAGCTGCTCCCAGTAATCAGATATGATGCTGGACGGAGTAGACTCTTCACGCATAACAGCAACACCGCTGTTGGCTATGGTTAACAGTTTAATTGCACGGGCGAATACTTTCTCCCAGTCATACGTAAGTAAGCCGAGCTTAGTAGCTATGTAACCACCTGTTAATGCACATGCCACGCTAGCAGACCAGAATCGGTGCTTCTGCGATAGGTTAGCGGCTTTATCTACACGCTTCTGAATCTTGAACAGTAGTTCTTCTACCTCGGCTTTATTGTCCAGCACGTACTGTATGAATACTGGACCTGCGAAACCGAAGTTCTGTAGCGTTGCTCTGTATAACGCGTCAGTGTCACCCTTCATCTCTGCTAGTAGCTGCTTGTTCTGGAACACCTGTACTTCTAGCACACGCATAGCTTCCGCTTCTGGCAGTATCTTAAGCGCAGCTATCTTCTCTATCATACTCTCGTTTGCAGACGTTACGGTGATACACGCCCACGGCATACCACGATGACGTTCTTTGTTAGCACTACTAGATAGACGGTTCCTCTGCATACCATCGACTAGGGTGTATGCGTAATCTGATAAGAACTTAGCGTCCTTATTGGTCATCTCGTCTATGAGGAATGGTAGGTTATGGAACGTCTCCATACGGTTAAGACGGGAGTTTTGCGTATCGTTGGCTTTGTTTAGAAGTGCGGCAGAGTTACCCCACACTGATGCCATAGCCTGTTTGATCGTAGTCTTACCGAAACCTGAGTCAACAGAGTGTATATGTACACCACATGCGGCTAGACCAGTGAACTGCATCAACGGCGAACCGAAGCTCATGTATATAAGTAGTTGGTACGTCTCCATGTCTGGCAGGTTGAAGAAGTCCATCGTCTTACGCCAACCCTCCATAGTACCTTGCGTGGAGAACCGTGGAATAAACTGCGCTGTAGGTGCGCTTGGGAAATTCTGCACAGGCTCGGCATGGGGGCGGTATACCCTGTCCCCTATAACAAATTCCTTGTTATCTTCGGTCCAGCCGAACTGCCTGTGTGCTACATGCACTTTATTCTTATGTTTAATCTCATCTACTGACGCACACAGATAGTTACCTAACTCTTTTATATTCATGCTGGGCATACCGTTCCTACTAAGTATGTCGAATAACTCTGCACCGAACATCTTATTCATAGGGATAAGGAACTCTTTGATTCCGTCCATCGGGAAGTGTATACGTGCTATGGACGATTGCCCTTCCACTGCATCGTCTATGTTACATACCAAGTAGAAGTCATACTTGGCGATCAGTATGTGATCTGCTTCACCGTTCTTATTGAACTTCTCTGCGTATATACCGCCATTCGTACCACGCGCATATCCTGCTGGCATATTCGGTATGGTGACTAATTGCTTCTCGCCAGATTCGTCTACCGTATCTTCTACGACAACTTCACCCTCTAACACTTTTAGTTCGCTGCCTAGCGTAATAGGTGATTTGATTAAGCCCTTATGAGGACAACCTTCACATCCTGCCGGGTTAGCTTCCATGAAGCGTTCACATAGGTATGGACCTTTAATACGCTCCGCTTTTTTCTGCGTCTCACCGTAGTCGTATTCGGGGTGTTGCATGGAAGCCTTGTGTACGTTCTTCTCACCGTTCTTACAGAACTTGGCGATAGACATAACAGCACGCCACATAGGCTCGTCTACGCGGTCTTGGTACTGCACAGCATCTAGTATCTGCTGACAGCCATCGCCAGCGGCTGAACGCTTGATGATCTTAGCGAAGCTCGCTTCCTTGTTACCTGCTAGGCGCTCCATAACTGCGGTCATACCACGCGTAGATGGCATATAAGTTTTGGGAACTGGTATCAACCCGTTGTTTACGAGCTTACCGAACTCCTCTGCCGCAATACGTGGCGGTGCTTCCATACCGAGCGCGGTACATTGGATAAGCTCGCCTTTGTGTTCGCCATAACGCCAGCGGTTGTGTGTACCTACTACACGTAACAACCTAGCCGCATCTGCTGTAACAGAAGAGTCAACGGCAAACTTGTGCTGGACGCATCGGTCTTTGAACGCATCGGCTATCGGTTGCCACTCAGCTTTAGTGATTGGCTTGTCTAGTAGCCACCATGCTTGTAAGCCGTTACCGCTATCAACTAGTAGTGGCTTGGGTAGCTTGAGGGTACGCATAAAGGCTCTCAGTGCATCGAAGCCTTCTTGCTTGGTTTTGTATGGTTTATCGTCGCCGCAGTCTACGTCTAAGAAGAACGACTGGCATAGTTGGGCGTTTGCTTGTTTACGTGCTGGCTCGTTGAATGTGAAGCCTGTGGTGTAGACGCTGTAGGTGTTTGGGTCTATGGCAAGTGCCGCGTCTCGTAGCTCTTGGATGGTGTCGTAGAAATATGTTTGTACATTATATTTATCGTCGCGGTCTACTCGGAAGAGGCAGTAATGTCCATTACCTTCTGCTACCAGAATAGTAGACAGGAAATCCATTGTGTTCATCTATGATACCCATGTTAGCATGGCGAGGGTGGTTAACCCTCGCACGTTACCTATAGCTTATTCGTCATCATCCCACTGGGCGACTACATCGGCTAAGCTAGAAGCGTCTGCTGGTGCTGGTGCCGCTTTCTTAGCAACCTTAACAGGTTCCTCTACTTCTTCGGCTTCCTCAAAGATAGATGGGGCTGGTGCCGCTTTAACCTCTGGCGCTGGTTTATCTGTAGCTATTAGCTTGTCCGTCTCCGCAACAGTAAGAGTGATGGCACGTTCTACTTCTGGTGTGTCCATTAGCTTAACTACTGCGTTCAGCTCATCTTCCGTTAGTGGACGGACTGGCTTGAAGTAAAGCTTCGGCACCTCTGACGACTCATCAAAGTACATCTGGGTAACAAGTGCAGATACAGGCATGTTGTTAGCCTTCAGGTATCGTGCATATGCCCCCATTGGCATCTTACCATCTACAGCATCCCCGAAAATTGAGGTGGCTGCAAGCTGTAATTGGTATACGGTATCTAACTTGCCCTCGATAGCGATAGCTAGACGCTGACCGAAACGACATGCACGTGAGTTACCCTGCCCTGAACCCTTGATGTTCTGTGTACAATCACGACATGCACGCGCCTGACGCTGATCTTCTGGTACAGAATCGTCTGGCTTCTCAGAGTTAGATGACCAACACTTAGGTGCTGATACGTTATTAGGATCGTATGTACCTGCGTAGTATGTACGCGAGATAGCCGCCGCGTTGATAACGATGATGTTCATAGAATCTTCTTTAGATACATGAATCTGCTCACCGTTTACTACTTCACGGAATTTGCCACCCTTCACGGAGATACGGCGCGTAGTAAGACCACCACCCTGACCGCTTAACAGGTTATCGTTTACAGATGCGAGCTTCTTAAAGATGTCGCTGGTAGCCAACTGGTTGGCAAACAATGATAATTCAGACATTGGTAATCTCCTTAAATGTCATCATCAGTGGACGTATTGAACGTAAATGTTAGTTGTTTTTGGGGCTCATCAGTTTCTACTGATGTTATTTCTTCTACAGCTTGTTCTGGGTCTTGCTGATTCGACACTGCTGCAAGTGCCGCTTCTACCCGCTTAGGTTGGAATCGGTATGTGCTACCAATCTTTATGTATGTACTACTAGGTATATACCCTGCACGCATCCATGTACGGATGGTGGAAATGCTAACCATAAACGTCTTAGCTAACACTTCGATAGAAACATACGGTTCAACTCCTGTACTTTGCATGGTTCCTCCTATGCCTTACGCACCGAGATAGAGTACTCAGAGTCTACATTTAGCCCTGCTGGTAATAGATAGGGGTTA